TTGAGTTTAAAATTATTCCAGTAATTAATCCTGAAGGATTGTCAAAATTTGGCTTTTTAGAAGGTTGGGTTTCTGGAGTAGAATTTGAAAAAGAAGAAGAAATCGAATTATAATATGAATGATGTAACTTATTACTGGATTATTGTTCAGTTAGACTGCAAACCTGAAATTGATGGAATGCAAGATTATGTAGTAGCAGTACATTGGAGATATGGTATTCAACAAGGAGATATTAAAACAGATATATATGGAGTGCAACAATTCCAAGTAAATGAAGGATCTACTTTTATTCCATATGAAGATCTAACTGAAGATGTAGTAATAGGATGGTTAGAAGGATCATTAGACGTACCTGCAATGCAAGAAAGTTTAGCAAAGCAATTAGAAGAAATTATTAATCCTCCTATCATCTATCCTCCGTTACCTTGGGCAACTCCAACAGACAATGCCGTTAATTAATGGAACAAATATTTTAGTTTATGAAGGAGATGTGGCATTAGGACATTCAGTTAATGCCACATTATCTATGGCTATGGATGTCCCAGATGCTACAACTAAAACAAGTGGTGGATGGTTTGAATGCATAGGAGGCAAAAGAAGTGCAAAAATTAAAGTTGAAGGTTTAGTAGATTATAGTGATCAATTAAATTATAATCAGTTAGTTGATCGTTTAATACTAAAAAAAGAAACTCAATGGGTTTTTAAAGGTGCTTCAATGTTTTATTTTGGTGCAGGTAAAGTAGTAAGTGTAGAAGAGGTTTCGGAAAGTGAAAAATCAGTAAGTTACGCAGTAGATATTGAAATTAGTGGTAGAGTATATTTCGAACCAAGATTACCTTGGAACTTGGTTTTCCAAAATTGGGAAAATATAAATATCAATTGGGAAAATGTGTAATGTATTTTATTATTTTTACAAAAAATAAGGAGAATTAAATTTTAAAAATATGGCAACATCAGGTGTATTTAATGGCACTAATTTATTGTTAAAAGTAGAAGGTACAGTAGTAGGACACACTACTTCTTGCACAATGTCAGTATCAAATGATATGGCAGATGCTACTACTAAAGATTCATCAGGTTGGTCTGAATCAATTGCTGGTCTTAAATCAGGAGAAATTACTTTTGATGGATTAGTTGATTATTCAGATGCAAATAATGCTGAACAATTGTTGGATTTATTGATTGCTCGTACAAAGATTGATTGGTCTTTTGGTACTGCAGCAACCGGAGATTCAGTTTATGGTGGAGAAGGTTATATTTCTTCATTAGAGCAAACTGGAGAGATGGAGGCAGCAGTTACTTTCTCTGGAACAATCACAATTACTGGTGCAATTGCAAAGACAACAAACGCATAATCGGGTTTTTGTGTGAATAATATATTTGATTCCTACCATCTAAATTAGGTGGTAGGTTTTTGAATTTAAACCAAACAATAAATATAAAATGGAAGTAAATCAAAAAAGAGGTTATTGCCAATTGGAAATTGGTGGGACTAAACGCACATTACATTTTTCAATGAATTTTTGGGTAGCATTTGAACAAGTTTCTGGAGTATCTATTTCAGAAATTGACAAAGTGTTTAATTCGAATATGTCTTTAACTACTATTCGATCCATTATTTATGCCGGATTAATGGCTTATGATCAGGAGAATAAAAATATCATTGATTATGATCAATATGATGTTGGTAATTGGATGGATGATATTAGTCAAGATGATATTCAATTAGTAGTTAGTACTTTGGTTTCATCAAGGGTACTTGGAAATGATTTAAATGCAGGTGTGAGAAGAAACGTAACTAAATCTACTAAAAGCCCAAAGTAGAAAAGCCTCTAACTTGGGATTCTATGCTTGATTTTTATATCGGACAAGCTGGAATCCAACCTGATCAATTTTGGCGAAATACTTGGAAAGAAAACGCATTGTTAGGGGAATCTTGGTCAGTAAATGCGAACTTGCAATGGGAGATGGCAAGATTTATTTCAACTATGGTGTATAATACAATGGCTAAAAAGAGAAGTCAAGTAATTACTCCTGATAAATTATTTCCTTTGCCACAAGATGTTTATTTAAATAAAGGAGTGCCAAAATCAACTCCGGAACAATTAAAAGCATTTTTACAACAAATAGAAAACCAATCAAAGAAATGAGGTTGGTTTTTTTTATAATTTTGGGTAATCGCAAAATAGAATATGGCAGATAAGCAATTAAAAATTAGTCTTGTCGGGGATTCTTCCTCTTTAGATAAAGCATTAAGTAAGGCACAAAAAGATTTAGTTCAATTTAGTGATAAAATGAAATCTATTGGACAAAGTTTGTCCATTGGATTAACTGCACCATTGGTTGCTGCCGGTGCTGCTTCTATTAAATTTGCATCTGATTTAAATGAATCTTTAAATAAGGTTGATGTTGCATTCAAATCTTCATCAAATGTTGTTAAAGATTTTGCTAAAACTTCAATGAAATCCTATGGTATTGCCGAGGGATCAGCACTTGATATGAGTGCAATGTTTGGAGATATGGCAACAGGAATGGGTATCTCTACAAAAGAAGCTGCTAAAATGTCAACACAATTAGTTGCATTAGCAGGAGATATGGCATCATTTAAAAATATTAATATTTCTGAAGCAGTTACTGGTATATCTGGAATATTTACCGGAGAAACAGAATCTTTAAAAAGACTTGGAACAGTTCAAACTGAAGAGAATTTAAAATTATTTGCTTTAAGTAAAGGATTTAAAACTCTTTATGATGATATGAGCCAAGGAGAAAAAGTAATGGTTCGTTTCCAATATTTACTTGAAACTCAAAAAAATTCATTAGGAGATTTTGAAAGAACTCAAGGTGGAGCAGCAAATCAAATGCGTATTTTCCAAGAATCATTAAAAGAACTTGGTGCAACATTTGGAAAAATTATATTGCCATTATTTACAGATGTTTTAAAGGTTTTTAATAGTTCAATACAATCATTTAAAAATTTAAGTACTGGAACAAAAACTTTAATTATAAGTATTGGCGGATTAGCAGCTTTAGCCGGTCCATTATTATTTTTAGCAGGAACAGTAATTCCAAAAGTAATTGTTGGATTTGGCTATTTAAAAACTGCTATAACTGCTTTAAGTGCTAATATTGCAAAAACTGGAATAATTGGTTTATTAGTTGCTATGACTGGATATGTTGCATCACAACAAATGGCATATTCAAGTGCAATAAAATCAACTAATGATCTATCAGATGCTGAAAAAAATAATGTTTCAGCTATAAAAGCAAAAAACAAAGAACTATATAATGCTATTGCTTTATTAGAAAAAGAAAAAATTGAAGCACAGAGATTAGATGCAATTGAAAAATCAAGAAATAAATATTCTACATCAAATACTGCAGCAACAGTTCAGGCTGAAATTGATAAAAAACGTGCTTTAATTGTTTCTAATAGAGATTTAATAAAATCTGCTCAAGATTTAGCTAATTCAAATGCAGAAAATGAAGATGGTGTAAAAAAAGCATTGCCATTAACTGCTGAACAAATTGCAGCTAATGAAAAAGTAAGAGAATCTTGGAAAAGTTTATCTCAAGACATTAAAATGTTTGATTATGAATTCAAACAACTTCAAAAGGACATTGCAGACTTTAATAATGAGCAAATATTAAAAGCACCTTCAATTGGAAAGCCAAAAGCATTAGATGAGTTTCAAAAAGCAAATTTAGAGATATTAAAAACTCAAAGTTCAATGCAAGGTGGAGATCAAGTACAAATAAAATCTCCATTTGAAGTAATGGCTGAAAGAATTCAACCTGCTATTGATACAATAAATATTGCATCAGCAGAAGGTATGGGATATATTGAAGGATGGAATCAAAAAATTACAGAAATGCAACAAATGACTGCATCTGCATTTGAATCTATTGGAATGTCAATTGTAAATTCACTTGGATTAGGTAATAGTGCTTTAGGATCATTTATTGCTCAAATTGGATCAGCATTAATTAAAATGGCTGCTCTTTCATTAGCTGAACAAATATTTGCTAAAAAGAAAATAAGAAGTGAACAAGCTTCAGCACAAGCTACTGGTATTAAAATTGGTACTAATGCAGCAGCAGCAGCCGGTCCTGCAGGTCTTTTATTACTTGCACCTGCAATTGCATCAGCAATGGGAATAATTACCGGTGCATTTGGTACTGTTCCAGCATTTGCAGCTGGTGGTATTGTATCTGGACCAACAATGGGTTTAATGGGAGAATATCCGGGTGCAAAATCAAATCCAGAAGTAATTGCACCATTAAGCAAACTACAAGGAATGTTAGATGGAGGAAATGGTGGTAATAATTTAAATTTAAGTGGAGAATTTGTTGTAAGAGGTCAAGATTTAATTTTGGCATTACAAAGAGCAGACAAAATATATAATCGTTTAGGCTAATGGCATACGGTGTTAAATATGAATTAATTTTTTCCGATGTAAGAGGATTAAAAAAGAAAATTCAAATTCTTAAAAAAGATTATGCTGGATCAGTACTTCCAATGGTTTGTACTAATGATCCAGTAGTAATTGAATGGAAATCAGATGATGATTTTTATGAGCCATTAATTGGAAGTTTTGCTGATGTTAATTTGGTAGTAACTGAAGATGTAAGCTATGATAATTTTTATGAATTTGGAGAAAGAGAATATCAATTAAAAATTTGGTATGAATCAAATACTAATGTTTATACCTTATATTGGATGGGATTCATTACAAATGATATTTATAGTGAAGCTATTACAATCACTCCATATACGATTAAAATTAGGGCATTAGATGGGTTAGGTAGTTTGGATGGTTATAATTGTTGGATGCCATCAGTTGGAACAAGTAGTGCCACCTTATGGGAGTTTATATACCATAATTTACAATATTTAGGACTTGATTTTAATATTGCTATTTCTAATGATATTAGAATATCAAGTGATTCAAACTGGAGTAATGTATTTGAAGATGTAACAGTCAGAAAAGAAACATTCTTTCATAAATCTTATATTATTAACAATGCCAAGGAAACATTACGTTCAATTTTAATTGGATTTAATTGTAGAATAGCACAAGCTTATGGTCAATGGATCATTATTAATAATTCTTCGTACGGAGATCAAAGAATTATTGCCGGAATTCAAAATGGCACATATTCAGGTGCCGGTATTTTAACTGCAAAGCAAGGATTTTTAAATGGTGGTAGTGAAGAGATTAAATATTATTACTATGATTACAATGGTAACTATTTAAGCAATGCGACAGATAATTTTTTGCGAATAGTTCCAAACTATATTGATCCATTAAATAACGATTTAAACAAAATTGTTAAAAGACCATTAAAAAAGTATCAGGAAATTATTGATATTTCTCAAAAGAAACTTGATTTAAATGAAAATGCATCATTTGAATTTGATTCTCAAAATTGGACAATTGATACTGGGACTGCAGGTACTATAGGAATTCCATTTGCTGGATTAAAATCATTAAATTTTATTGATGTAACTAATAATTCATCAACAAAAACTTTAAAATTACATTCTGATCCAACTGGTGCAATAGTTGTACAAGGGGGCAACTATCAATTTTTGATGTCTATTCGTTTTGTTAATCAAGCCA